AAAATTAGGAGTGCAGTTTTATTAGGGGATTACACCCCAGCGGATAAAGAGTGGCATGACATTCGCCTAAAGGGAATCACTGGGACAGATTGCGCAGCCATCCTGGGAGCCAGTCCCTTCTCCAGTGCCTACAAAATTTGGGCAGTCAAGACCGGTCAGATTGTTGATGAGGTAAAACAGAACCAAGCCATGAGACTTGGGCAGTTGCTGGAGCCAGCTCTGTTGCAGATGTTCAAAGAGAACAACCCTCAGATGATGGTTCATGAGGTTGGGACTTATGCGAATGAGGATTATCCCTTCATGATTGCAAACCCAGATGCTTTAGCAGTTGAGGGAGACAAACTGTGGATTGTGGAAATCAAAACCTCCAGGAAGCACTGGAATGAAATCCCTCCACACTACATCACCCAGGTTCTGCATTATGCAGATGTGTTCTCAGCGGATGGCATCAAGGTTGTTAGCTATGCAGGAGGTGCATATCAAGAATGGGAACTCCCATTTGACATGTTTGAGATTGAGGCTCAGAGAGAAGCCATCAAAGACTTCTGGTTTGAGAACATCGAGGGCAACCAGGAGCCTAGCTGGGATGGTTCTAAAGCCACCTATGAGGTTGTTAGGGAACTAGCTCGACCAGGTGATCCAGAGGTCTCAGTTGACTTGGGTTATCTAGGTGTTCAGCTATCAAATGCACAAAGCGAATTCGACCAGTCAGAGCAGACTCTGAGGCAACTGAAGTCAGCTGCCCTGGCTCAGATGGATGATGCAAAGTTTGGCATGGTCTCCACTGGAGATGATGAGCATGTTGTTGCAATCAAGAGACAGAGAGGTGAGGGAAAGGTTTGGTTAGAAGTGAAATGATTATCGAAGTTGGAGACTTCATCACCTTACACAAGGGAACAACCATGGTGACCGGTCAATGCATGGGTTACAGAGTGAACCAGAGTGGCAGTGTGATGGAGCTATGGATTGACGGATTCCTGACAGCCTTTGAAATAGGTGAAGAGGAATTCAAATGGAAGGTGCAAGATGACAGCTGATTGTTTTTGTGATTTACTCATTGACGACAGAGTCTGCATTCATTGCATGGAAGACATAACAAGAGAGGAAGAGGCAGATGCCTAAATTTGACCCAAATCAATATGAACCAGTTGAGGAAAGACTAGCCAGAGCGGTTGCCGACTATCCAGACCTACGAATCATCACCGATTGTGTGATTCCTGGAGTGGATGGGAAGTGGTTGTTCAAAGCCACTATCTATCTAAGCGATGGAGACCAAGCGGCTGACCTACCCAAAGCGACAGGATGGGCAAGCGAAACCGAGGGAGGCGCACAGTCTGATTTCAAGGCAGAGCTTGGAGAGACCAGTGCCATTGGAAGGTGTTTAGCTAACTTTGGATATACAGGCAACAAAAAATCCAAGACAGCCAGGATGACCAGGGAAGAGGCACAGAAGGCAGTCAACACCCAATCAGAACCTAAGCAAACCGAATGGGTTGAGCAAGCGACTAAAATGAAATCACTTGAGGAATTGCGAAAGCATTATGCCAAAGCAAAAATCAGCGGAGCGACCGATGATGAACTCAAGCAGATTAGGACATTAGCTGATGAGTTCACCGCTGGAGGCAAGTAGGTTGGAGATAACTGAAGCCTATAAGTTAGCCCTCTGGAGGGAAGACTATGAGATGGCGGCATTCTGGAGGCAGGAGCTGATTGATAGAACAGTCGCCCTGGCTAATCAAATCTTTGATGACTAATGCCTAGCGAAAGAATCAAAGGTCTAATCCGTTACAGGGATGACGGAATCTGTTGGCACTGTGGCACAGATGTTGATGTCACAATCCACCACAGACAAAACAGAGGCATGGGTGGCAAAGCTAAGTTCATAGCAGACCGCCCAAGCAATCTGATTGCCATGTGTCAGGAGTTCAATTTCTTGATGGAGGCAGACCTGGATGCAGCTCGACTAGCCAGAAACAAAGGCTGGAAACTAAGACAAACAGAAAATCCAATCTCCACTCAGATCATCAGATATGACCTGACTGTTTGGAGGTTAGATGACCATGGACAGGCTCACAGATTGGAGCAGCCAGGTCTCTTTTGAAAGGAATAACAAATGAAAATAGGAAGCCTGTTCTCAGGCTATGGAGGACTTGATTTAGCAGTCGAAAAGATGTTCGATGCTAAAACAGTCTGGCATTGCGAATGGGAGGATGCTCCCTCAGCTATATTGGCAAAGCATTGGGATGTCCCAAATTATCGAGATGTTTCCAAAGTTGACTTCAGGGAAGTCGAACAGGTGGACATTCTGACCGGTGGCTTTCCCTGCCAGGACTTATCTTTAGCAGGTAAGAGGGCAGGACTGAACCCTGGAACTCGATCAGGACTCTGGAGCGAATTCGCCAGAGCAATAGAATCAATCAAACCAAAATTTGTAGTCATTGAAAATGTAAGGGGATTACTAAGTGCAACAGCAACCAATCCAGATATGGAATTCTGCCCGATGTGTATGGGAGATTCCGCAGACCGACAATCTACTATGCGAGCATTGGGAGGTGTTCTCGGAAACTTGGCAGACCTCGGGTTTGATGCGAAATGGACAGGTGTTCAAGCTGCCGATGCAGGAGCGCCACACAACCGCTATCGAATCTTCATCCTCGCCTATCCTCAGAACTCCAGCAGCTAGTGAAGGTGAAAGAGGACATCAACCAGAGGAAAAAGCTAGAGCCAGAGGCGGTCAGGTAACCCTTAGCGGTCAGTTTTTGCCAACCCCTAACACTATGGATCACCTTCCAGCCAGAGACCCAGACAAAATTGATTTCTCTAAGGGCGGTCATTCCAATGTCAGGGAAACTGTTATCAACGAGCTACCCACCCCAACAACTCAAGACTCAAAAAACACAGCTGGGAAAAGCCAATTCGACAGAAACACCAAACCTCTAAATGTTGAGGCAACATTGCTTCCAACAACCAGAACCTCGATGAAAAATGGAGCAACCCAAAAAGAGATTGATGCAGGCAATCCAAAGTTTAGATTGGAAACTGTCACAGACTGGGGAAAGTTTGAGCCAGCCATCAGGAGATGGGAGCAAACCCTAGATCGCGATGCTCCAGCTCCAACCAAACCAGATGGAAAGGATGGCGCTCACCGGTTGTCAAGTAAATTCACAGAGTGGATGATGGGACTTCCAGAGGGTTGGATTACGGATGTTGGACTCACCAGGAATGAAGAGCTGAAAGCCTGTGGCAATGGTGTGGTTCCCCAACAGGCAGAGCTTGCCTTGAAAATACTTCTTGAGGGAATTCAAATAGAGCCAGGGGGGGGGCAAGTGAATTTCCCAACTCCGACTGTCTCTGATACATTCACAGGCAATCTCAAAAGCTCACAGCAAAAAGAGGGATCAATGCACTCAGTCACACTCCCTCAAGCGGTCAAGATGGTTTCATTAGGAAAGGATGAAGATGACAGGCATCAATCGAATAATCAAGCAGAATGAGCATCAGTTCACCATGGTGCCAAATAAGGCTGTGAGAGACCCTGAGTTGACTTCTAACGCCTTTAGACTCCTCAGCTACCTCCTAAGCCATGAGAATGGTTATGAGCTGGTCTATGAGCAGATTATGCGCCAGACAGACCTGGGCAAGTATGCCATCCAAAAAGCCATCTCACTCCTGGAGGAAAAGGGATTCCTGTTAGTCGAACAGAGCAGAACAGAATCAGGCTATTGGAGCGGTCACAATTACATTTTGCTAGACCCATACAAGGAAAACACTGGGATGCATCGGGAGCCTAATCAATCCGTTACGGATACATTCCGCAGCGGAACAACCAGCCCACATAAAGAAGATAAAGATATTAAGAAGATAAATAATAAAAAAGAAGATAAAGGCTCCCCAAAAGATTTGATTTCAAATGAGGAATTCAAAAAGGAAATCAGAGAGAAGTTCCCAAACATCGATGTCCAAAAAGAGCTGGAATCATTCTTTGATTGGATAGCTGCAAAGGGTGTCAGGTATAAAGACCACAAAGCAGCATTCAGAAACTGGGCAAGGAAAGCCAGCCAATGGAATCCAACCTCAACAGGATCACTGGACAAAGAGAGGGACTGGACAGCTGCTTATCTCAGAGAGCAGGAAAGAGTCGCTCAATCGGCAGTTCCACCTCCAAAATGCGAACATGGAAACACCATTGCATCATGTCGGCAGTGTGTGAGAAGCTGATACTGTGAAAATGTGGACTTTTCAACTTGCACCAGGTGTGGCATGTCTTGGGAACCTGAGAAAAAGAATCCCAAGCTCTGCCCATCTTGCAGAACCAGGAAAGCCACAAAGATTGATGAATGCATTCCCTGGCAGGGAGACTTCGCCAGAGACTTCATCACCCCAATATTCGAGGGCAAACCAGTTCTCGATGGGATTCGCTCATGCGGTCACTCCGATTGTGTGAATCCTGAACATATAAAAAGATAGGAAATAGAAACATGGC